TATTGGAGAAAGACTTGGGGAAGTGCTGATTATTGGGAAGCTCAACCCATGCTATGTAAATCATGCTCTCAAGACATAATTGATAAAAATACATTTAGGAAACCTTTGCTTAAAGACTGTAAAAAAGAAATAGATGAAAGGATAGCCAATGAAAAATAAATACGATCTTGAGAAAGCCTTTATATGGTTTTTAATCCTTATCTGCCTAATGCTTTTTTGGTGTTGGGCCTTAGGGTTAATGTAACCCTGCCGATCTCTTGGGCCGCCTTCCTTGCTCTCTCCCAAAATATTTACTTAATTGCTTGGGAGGTGGCCCTCTCCGCCTTGCTGATCTCATAAGCTAAACCAACCAAAAGAAAATGCCTCTTGCCGCCCCTCTGTAAACTATCATAATATTTGCCTTCCTCCCCCTCACCATCCCGCACCAATAAAATAATACCCTTCTCCATCAATCCCTTAATAGCTCGACTGACTGCCGATCTATGCAGTCCGGTCATTAAACCATAATAAACTACTGCATCGTGACTGCTCCAGGTATCTAATCTAAACCTCTCCAACATGGCCCAAAAGACAATCTTCTCCGTAGGTGTTAGATCCTGCCTTGCTATCACCTTCCTGCCCTGCTTCCACAATACCTTCCGATATCGCTTCACATTTAAACTACTTTGTAATTCCCGACTGATGCCGCCTTCCTGCCTACCCGCCTGAAGTCCGAATTTAATCCACCACTTTCTCTGCATACTCTCTACTCTAAAAAAATAATAAACGAGCCTTAAGCTCGTTTTTATTATATGGATATTATAACTGGATATATGTCGCTATTTGTATCTCCTCGAAACAATTAGCGACATGTTTTTAGCAATATTGGTCATATTATTTGCATCTAGGGGCAATAAAATCAAGCCAAGTTTTATATTCTGGCATGAATTTGGCATGAATATTGTAAACTCTTAACCTCTTATCTAAGACATGATTTGCCTTAAAATATATTTCTAAGCCTACCCCATCATTAAGTAATAATTGTATGGTGGATCTTGAGCCAAAAGCATGAGGAATTAGTCTGCAAATTTCCTCATAATATATTGGCTTATGTTTAAATTGTTGTTTGGCTATTAAATTGGTAACAGCAAAAGATAGTTTATCTTGGAAAATAAATCTGAATTTTTTGTTTTTGTTAAAGTTTTTTAATCTCTCATTAAGTTTTTGCAATACATTAAAATAAAATAAGTCCTCCATCTCTCCCTCTCTAATGTTATAACATTACATAGAGATAATATTAAATTAATAACCTATTTATTTTTAGTAGGTTTATTTTTTTTCCAATGCTTCTTGTGCGGTGACTTAAAGATTGAATCCCAACGATTTTTAAACTCTTCGTCCGAGATTTGTTTAGGTCTTTGATCTGAGCCTTTACCTGCCATATTAGAATTAGTCTAATTTAAAATTAACCTTGCCCTCGATATTTCTTCCAACTTCTTTTCATGTCCTTATTCATAGTTGCATGTCCAACATTATTTCTACCCTGAGAAGTTTTTTTACCTCGTCCTGGTGTCGCTGATCTATAAGTATTAACTATTTTAGCTTTTCTTACCATTGGTCTTTAATCTGTCCTTTGTTATTTCAACATATTTAGGAGAAATTTCCATACCAATAAAATTTCTATTTAATTTTTTTGCAACCACAGCAGTTGTTCCTGTTCCTAAAAAACAATCTAATATAGTGTCATTTTCATCAGAAAAGTTTTCTATAATTTTTTTTACTAAATCTTCTGGAAAAGTAGCAGCATGATTTTTTATATTATTTCTTTGTCTTTTAATTTCCCAAATATCATCAACTGTTCCTCTTGCAAATTTTCCTCTTTTTCTAAACTGCCTACTTATTGGATAATCTTTTTCAAACACAAGGATTAATTCTGTTCTTCTATTTAAAACTTGTTTTTGCATAGCTGGTTGTCCATGTCCTTTATCCCAAACAATAATTTCTTTTAAATTATCTGAAAACTCGCCAATCATTTTAAAAATTGATCTTTTGCTACCCGTTACTATTTGAATATTATAAAAAACTAAATCAGCAACTCTTAACAATTCTTTCAAAACTTCTGTATGAAATTTATTGTATTCTTCTATTGGTAAATTATCGTCAAATTCTGTGTATTTTGTGCTAATTTCTTTTACTATTTGTCTCGAACAATATTTTCCGTTTCTTATTCGTAAATTCATATTGTATGGTGGAGAAGTTATAACAATATCAATAGAATCATTATCAATTTTTTTTAGTAAATTAAGACAATCGCCTTGCAAAATCTTAACACCCAATTACCAATCCTCTCTTATTTTATTACTTTCAATAGGCTCAAGGATAACATCTTTTCTAAATAATGTTTTAGGCGTGAAGTCTGCTTTACCGTTAGACTTAACCATAGCAAATTGAGCTACTCTATTTATGTCTGGCTCAACACTATGCTCTAAACATATCTCCTCTGCTATCTCTTCCTTAACATGTGTTAAAACTGCCGCCCACCTTGCCGAGTCAACGATTGCTGAAGCTCCTCTAATACTGGCCCTATAACCAAAAGCATCACTAGCACTAAACGCTGACTTGCTCATGTGATGCGAAGTTATCACCGCACTATTTGTTTTCTTAGCTAAACCAGCAACATAAGTTCCCCAAAGCTGACCAACTTCATTTGAAGAAGATACAGAAGCGGAGCAGAAACTACTCAAGGGATCAATGATAAGGAGATTTAGAGAATGAAATGACATCAACTCCTCTTGCAGTGACCAACCCGCTTCTGTAATTCTTAAACCTTGATTATCTTCCGCAATAATATTGATGGGTTGATTGTCTGGCACACAATACACATAAACATTATTCGGATAGCCAAATCTTTTTTCATCTGGATCTAATGAATGTAGCCTATGATGGATTTCGTCTTGTGAATCTTCACCTGTTAAAAAAATTACATCACCACTTGACATAATTGGTTGATTCAGCCACCTGCCTTTGCCACTTGCTACCTTCAGGGCCAAGTCTAATAGCAAACCAGATTTGCCAATCCCACCCAAGCCAGCAAAAACTCCTGCAACCTCTTTTGGGATCAAATCATTGACTACATATTCACGCTCTAAGGGCTTTCCCTGTAAGTCACGAATACTAAACCCTCGGATTTGGAATCCCGTTTGATACAGCTCATTTCTGACCCTCTCAGCCCCAAACTCCAAAAATAAGTCATTATAATCACCTTTTACAGAGGGTATTCGGGTAACACAGTTAAATATTGCAGACTGAACCTCTTTTGCTTTATCTTGGCCAACACCTGAATCATCATTATCAAGTGCCAAAATAAATTGACCATTATAAATTTTTCTAAATCTTGTTAATGCTTCTAAACAAAAATTTGCTGAGAACACAATTAAAACTGGAATGTTGCAACTTTCATAAATACTACAAGCATCAGCATAACCCTCACAAACTGCAATCTTTTCTACTTGGCTAATAGAAGCAAGGTCTGTACCAATTAGAAAGAAACTACCCTTAGTTTCTCCTGCACTCGCAAATCTTTTTTGACCATCAGGCATGATGTATTGCACTGAGCGTAAATCTAATTCTTTAGTCTCAGGATGTAACCGATACATTGGTACTAATAAATTACCATTGGCTTCTTTTATGCCATAAGATCCTATTTGTTTTGTTTCGAGATATGGATGTGCTGTTACTTGATTTGCTTTACTAAATTTATCTTTGACATAATTAGCAGTTTCTTCTTGCTTCCTTGCTTTATCTTCAGCAGCTTTTGCCTTAACTTCTTCTAGTTTAGCGTAGAGTTGTTTCTGTTCTTGTTTCGATAGGCTTGTCGTTGAGCCTGTGAAAAACTTTCTTTCTTCTCCTGTTCGCCAGTTGCCATAGACACAACAAGCATAATCTGGATTGATTTGATGATAGATATACCATCCACTAATTTCACCTGACTTGTCAGGTCTTTGACCACCAACAGCGTTGACACCTACTCTTTGCAGTGAACCTTCCTTTAAGAAATCAACACGCAAACCAAATTCACGCATTGCATTAAGAAGATCATCAATGGTGTTGCTGTCTTGAGCAAATTTTATTGAATTGTCTAATTTTATTCCGCCATCAAAGTATTGGTTTAATTTCATTCTCTTTAGGTTTTAACTCTCCTGTCTCCGCCACATGATTTTGATGGTTTAGAAAATGTCTTATTGCATCATTTACAAATGCAAGTTTGCTCTCTCTCGACCATTGATTCATTTGTCCTGTCTTTTCTTGTTTTATTATTTCGTAAAATGTGTCCTTTAATTTTGCTAGAGCGTATTCAACACCAGCATCAGAAACTCTTGCGATATTTCTCACAAGCTCTCCACTATTGATTTTTTCTTGATGCTCCATTGAACACGCTCCATAAACAAACCGCCCTTCGCCTTTTATGACCAAAAATGGCAATGCAGGACGGCCACATTGACATAAGCTGGGATAGTTGTTTTCTACCACTCAGCAACATCGCCTTTTGCTTCAGGTTTTTGTTCTGAGGCTTTAGGCTCATGCACTTTCCCAACACCAGGTAGAATTGCTGCTTCCCAATTAGAACCGTAATTGTCATCTATTTCTAAATAACCATTATCGTTTCTTTTAAGATCACAGCTTACAGTTCTACCTGCAAGGAGGTCTGTATCGGAAAAGTTATCTATACCTGCTGCTTTCGCTAACAGATACAAACTCTTTTCAGCAACTTGTTTTGCTTTCTCGCTTCCTTCCACAGTGAACAATGCTCCAACTGTTATGTTGGTATCTTCCACTTTAAAATGTAACTTTAGACCAGAACCACCATTTTGATATGGTTTATGTTCTGTGTGGCTGTAAATTAAATTATATCTGCCCTCTTCTAATTGAGGTCTATCGTCAGTAGGTTCTTTCAAACCACCCTCGAAATGTTTTGACAAATCTGCCATCTGCTTTTCTCCTATTAACCAGGTGAAGTGTAAGAACGAGGATCATTGATGTAGTCGATTATGTAATCTAACCCATCAATAATTTCCTCGATACTTTCACTCGTTCCTGCTGGGTAAATTGAATCTAGTTCATAAGTTGCTCTCGGATCGTCTAAAACTTTTTGCAAAGTTCTTCGCACTCTCACAAGAGTCTTTGGAATGTCGATTGGTTTTGGTTTACCCATTATTTATCTAACAATATTAAATGATTAAAAATCCAATTAATTTTCATAAGAAAATACATTAGTTGTTTTTAATCGCTTTTTTAATAGCATCCCATTTGAGCGGTAACTCAGCAGGTAAGCTATATCTATTTTTTGCTAAGAACGCAGGACGTTCTTCAACGTGTAGAACCCTTTGACCAGTTGATACTGCTCGAGTTCTTTCGCCACCTCTGCTTTTTTCTACAACTGTACCAGTCTTGAAATCAGCAAAGCCAACAATGTCTGAGACTTCTAAATATAAAAAACCATGCTTGGCATTTAATTTAATCTCATATCTATCGTAGGCTTCTGAGGTAGGATCTTCAAAACGCTTGATTACTGAATGAGCTAACATACAAATAATCATGCCTTTTTGTTCTCGTAGTTGGTTTAATAAATCTATTATTTCCCTAGTGTATTTCAGGCTTAAACTAAAACCTTTACCATAACCAGGTTCATTGATGTCTTTAAAACCCTCAACCTTACAGGTCTTATCAAAAATAATTGGTTCTAAATGATCTAATGAATCAATGACCAAAGTTTTATATTTATGATTTTCTGCTAGTAATGATTTCAGTATTTCAATGATGTCATCATAGTTTTTTAATAAGTCTGTGTGGGCCACATTAATAACACCAAGACCATCTTCAGTCATAAGAAATATTGGTGAAGGAAACTCCGAAGCGATAGTTGTCTTACCTACACCTGGCTTTCCATGTATCAATATTCTTGGTGGTTTTAAAGTAGCTTTGGTTTTTATATCAGCAAGTGAAAAAGCCATTACTTGTCCTCCTTCCCAATTTTATCAGTGACAACTTCTACATCATCAGTTTCAGGAAGTTCAGGCAGCATAGGCTTTAGTTTCTCAACTAATAGTTGTTCGTTTTTGAGTAACGAATTGAAGTGAGCTACTTTCTTAGCTGCTTCTTGTGCTTCAGCCATAAGGCTTTGTTTCTCTTGCAATACTCCTACCAGGTCTTGCACGACTGGTCGGCTTTCATGACTAAGATCGTGCTCGTAAATGTCACGACCATCCATCGTAATTATCGGGTTGGTTTCCATAAAATCTTTCCTCCATTTTCTGTAAAATCATTATAAGACTTACAATAAGTCTTACCCTTGCAGAGCAAACATTGTTGCCCTACCACTTCTTTCGGATATTTTTCGAGGGCTGCATCAACGCAGTCTTTCAAATATCCTAAACCCCAATCTACAAGATCATGTAAATCGAGAGTTGTTTCTTTAGCTTTACCGTTTTGAAAAATTACATTTTCATATTGGTAATCTCCTCCCCACCTTGCTACCGCCCCGAGGGTGTATATCTTTAGCTGTCCATTATCTATGACCTCTACTGGCCACTTACCTGACTTCAAATCAATCAGGCTGATTTTGTCTTTACCAATAAGAATGATGTCTGCTGTACCAAACAAATGGTCATTCACTTCATGCACATAAAGTTTTTCTTCAATCAACATTTCTGCATCCATCTCTTCTTTTTTTTTTAAAACATAGTTTGAATATGCTAGTGCTTTGTTCACCAACTTTTCATCTATTGTTATTTCAACATCTCCATCTTTATATTTTTGACCTACAAAATGTTTTGTTGGGTCTAAGTCTATTAACTCTTGTTTCAAAACTTTCTCAGCCATCCAGTGACATGCACTACCACTCACAGTCGCTTCACTCGCAACATACGGAGCTTTGCTGCTCAGTGTTGCACTAGCTGGACACTTACTCCAGAGCTTGTCAAAGCCCGAAGGTGACACTATAGAGTGCGAGATAATTACTCCCTATTAATAGGCTGTTGTAATTGCTCGTTCTCATAGGCTGCCACATCATCAAAATCGTACAACACTTTGCCACCAATTTTGTAATATGGAATACCAATGCCACGGGAACGCCAGTTCTCTAAAGTGCGTTCACTACGTTTCCATCGCTCTGCTAATTGTGCTTGATCTATGAAATTTCGATCTTTCATTTTTTTCCCTTGTATGTATTAGTATTAATTAAATGTTCTCTATTTGTTCACTCTAAGGAAAAAATTGTGTAATATCAAGTAGATGAGGGAAAAAACTCATATTGAATTTTAATAGGAGAAATAAAGATGAGTATTGATAAGGTTAAACCAGAAGAGTGGGATAGGGCCAACAAAGAGCTTGCAACAGAGCGACAAGTTGGTGGTAGCCACTACAAGGGTAAAGCTCAACCAATAGAATATATAATCAAGAACGACATTAGTTGGTGTCTTGGGAACAGCATTAAATACATTACCAGGTCTGGTAAGAAGGGCAGCAAAAAAGATCACATCAAGGATCTTAGAAAAGCAATCCACTACATAGAGTTAGAATTGCAACACACTTACGGTGTTAACCCACAAGGTGAGCCAATTATGGAAAAAATAGTGAAGCCAGATATTGACTGTGAAAAAATTGACTTTGAAATTTTTATGAAAAAGCAATACGATTTTTATAAAAGACAAAACACAGGCGAAATAATTTTAGATTATGCAGAATGGTCTGCTGATAATTTAGAAGATTTAAAAGAGGAGTATTTAGAATATGGACAAGCCGTTTAGAAATTTTGTTACAGCCAAATTTTATGACTGTAACAGAAACAAAGTTAGATATTATAACGAAGAACCATACAAAACTGTGCTTGATTATTTCAAGGACAATAAGAAATTCTTAATAGAAAAGTTTAAGTCTGAGAAAGATTAGAGTGCCACTCACCTATCTTATTGATATTTTCAATAGTGGTTTCTTCCAGTAAGTGAGCATATCTATTAGTAGTTTGGGTTGATTTGTGTCCTAACAAATCACCCACCTCTTTCAATGTCATCTTCTTAAATGAAATACAATGACTGGCAAAACTATGTCTTAGATCATGTAATGTAATATGATCTAAACCAAACTTTGCTCTAATGTTTTTCCACATACGATAAGGTGTTTTAATCGCAAAGATATATTCATGTCTTTTGCCATTGGTTCTTGGTTGTCTTTCTATTATCTTTCTTGCTTGAGTGTTCAAATATATTACACGCTTATCACCTGTCTTGTTTGCGGTTTTATGTTCGTTTAAAACAATCCTATCTCCTCTGAAATCGCTCCATTTAGCATTGCCTATTTCAGAAGCGGATCTTGCTCCTGTTAAGATACAGGCCCAAATAAAATCTACTGATACTCTTTTATTATGTATTTCGTAGCGGTTGTTTAGTTCTTTTATAACCTCAATAAGCTGGTCTTGTGTCAGGTAATTTTCTCTAATTGTTTCAGTATATTTCTTAACCAGGTTGAAAGGATATTTCTCTGTGTACTCAGAAGCCTTTGCTTCATTGAACACCTTTTTGAACACCATCAAAGATTTATTAGCCATGCTTTGTTTATCAATATCATAAAACCAATCTTTAACTTCTTGATGTGTAATGGTTTTTATATCTCTTGTGCCAAAGAATTTTTTTAAATAGTTGTCATATATATTTTCAAAAGACTTTCTACTTTTCAGGCCCTTAGTTTTTTCTAAATATTTAAACCATGAGTCAGCAAAAGTTTGTACTCTCATAATTTTATTATTTGATTTACCAAAAGGATCTATACCTTCTAATACCAAGGCATGATGTTTGGCTGCTTTAATTCTGACAGCTTCAATAGGTGTATTGATGTCAGCTAATTTGTTTTGTTTTCTTTTGCCATTAATTATGTAGGCAAAGGTATAACATGATGGATATATAAGTATGTTTGAGTCTTTGTTATCTCTTTTAAATTTCATTTTTCTCTCTCTGGTTGTGCTGTGGTTGTATCTTGCTCTAGTTTTACTGTGAACAAAATAGAAACATAGCGTATATTTATGATAACAAAATATTGAAAATCAGGTCAAGTTTTCGGCAGAAAACTGAGAAATAATGGTGAGCCCTGCAGGATTCGAACCTGCGACCCATTCCTTAAAAGCACTATGATTCAGCACCTTCAAGCCCAGTAATCAGCCAAAAAAAAGACCTCATTTTTTTTGGTTGTTATTAGGTAGTTCAATAAACTAAACAGCGTTTTCTTTCAACGCATTTATGATAGTGATTGATCTTTCTAAGGATTTTCTAGGGTTTACTTCTTTAATGTAATGCAGTTCTTTTTGCCAAGTGGCCTTCATATTTCTATTGGGTTGAAACTCTATTTGGTCGTAGGGCAGATAACAAAAAGCAAATATATCTACTTCGTTTTCGTCATAGTCTTTTTTAATTCTATTGACTCTTTTCTTTATATCCCACCTAACCAATTCTTTTTTTCTGTGGTGAAAGGTTGACTCAGATGTTTTGACTTGGATCTTGTATGGGATGTCATCTTTCATAACCAAGAAATCGTATCTAGCTAGTGGGTTGGGTTCAAAGATTTCGTCAAAATATTGAAGGAGGAAGTAGGCAGCTAAATGTTCACCTGCCCTACCGACTTTATATAAGGACATTATTTCATTGAGTCTAACAATAATTGTTGGGTTTCTGGTACAACTACTGGCTGTAAGAATTGTGCACCTATTTGTGGGGCAAGCTCTTGAGAAGCTCCACCAGGCAATGATTGTGGTAAGAAGTTTCTAAATCTTTCCATAAGTCTTGCCATAGCAGACTTATTATTACCAGCCGCTTTTTTAACTAATTCTTTATTAAATGGTTGTGCTAAAAATCTATTAACAACATAAAGCAAACCAACACCAGCCACACCTGAACCAGCACCAGCAGCCCCAACAACTGCACTAGGCCCAAGATTAGAAGCTGCTCGCAAAGCTCCTGATCTCATAATAAATGTGTTTACATCTGGCAAAATTTCTGGGAATTGTTTGATTGCTCCTAAGAAATTTTCTAAATCTTTAACGGTAGTATTTTTATATGTTTTAAGAAGTTCTTTTGTTGCTTCATAGTTCAAAGAAGATTTATTTGAAAAACCAAGCTCATCATATAATTTAGTAAAGTTTCTTTTGTCTGATCTTATGTATTTGGTAAAAATATCATCTAAGTAGTTTGCTGCTAAAACATCAACCTGTTCATCACCAATAAGCTCTCTTAATTCTTTAATAGCTTGAGGGCTCTTATTTTCACCAAAAGCATTTTTATATAAATCTTCTGCTTTTTTAATTGGTGGTTTGCCAATGCCAGGTCTTAATGCACCTCTACCGACAGTTTTTTGAAACTCTCTACCAAGACTTGTCTCATCAACAAACTTCATAAAACTTGCAAATTGCTCGTCTGCTTGCTGATACAATCTACCAGCTTTATCGTTTGGATTTTTTAATTGTTCACTAAGTTGTTTTTGTAACCTTATAACAGCTTGATATGCAGTATTATTAGGAATTTGACTTCTAGCTGGATCGTATTTTTTAGCTAAATCAGTAAGTCTTGTATCTAAAGCATCAACATCTTTAAAAGCTAACTGTTTGTCTTTTAATTTTTTGATTTTTTTAAGTGTTGTTGTTACATCTTTTGGCATAACTGCGAGTTTGCTTTTTTGTTTAATTGTGTTGTTTGCAATACTAGATATTATTGAAGCATCAAAGAAATCACCTTTAGCTATATTCAAATCATCAGCTTGTTTATAAAGTGCTTGATACGATTTTCGCCATTCATCAAATTTTTGTTTACCAAACTTGTTAATTAGGTCTGATCTTTCTGATTCTGTTAGAGGCTTGTCTATTTTTGTTCTTTTTTTCAGGGCTTCATCAATTTGTCCAAATGATTTTCTCATTTGATCCAATCCTGGTTTACCAACAATAGGCATACGACTTGTAAGACTATATGCACCTTGCATTAAAGGAGAGGTGCTTGCTTGACCTAACGAAAGCTCTACACCTTCGTCACCAAGTATTTTCGCTTTAGCTACAGCATCATCTGTTATACCTAAACCTCTTTCGACTACACCAACTGATTTATCTGCACTAGGAGTAACACCTTTAATTTTATCTGAAGCAAACTTGCTACCACTTTTAACACTAGATGCTATGCCTCTTACTGCTGCTTCTATTGGTTTTGCCACTACTGGAGCTACTGCTGTTAAAGCTCCAGCTGTTAGTCCTGTAATACCTGCATCAATAACTCTTTCTTGTGTGCTTGGGGATGGCATATCAGGTGCAAGTAAATCACCCAAATAATCATAAGCTAATGAGCCCGCAGAAGTACCAGCTGTTGCACCTGCTACCGCACCAGGAAGGCTTCCTGCAATCGCACCACCGATTGTTCCTACAATACCGCCACCTATTTCAAATGCTGATTCTACCCAAGGAGGCAATCTTCCTGGATATTCATTAGGATCTATTAAACCAAGCTCAATACCAGCTTTTCTTGTTTTAGCATAATAAGTTTTTTTATCTATTTTACCTTCTCTAAGTAAACGAGAACCGTCAAGTTTCACTTGATTAAATATCTCTTGTGCTTCTTCTTTATCTTTAAGCTCTTGAAAAGTAGCCATGATTATTCTTCTAAATAAAAGTTATTGTATTGTCCTGTGTTTTTTCCTTCTGAAACAATATTGACATTTGCTTGTTCATCACCTTCTAGTCCTTTTATTGCAGCTTCTAATTTTGCTTGAACTATTTTTGTTTTATATAAATCATCTGCATATTTTTGTTTTGTAGCATCGCTTAAAAGATTTCCATTAATTCCTGCTTCTAGTTGCACAACCATTGAATCAAAGCTGTTTTTAATTAATTTATATCTTTGCATAGCATCAAACTCACTTGTAAATGATGTTGTAGGTATTAATTCTTCAATTCTTGACAAAAGAAATACATTTGGTCTGCCACTATAATCATCAACTAGGTTTGCTCTTATTTCATTGTTTAAATTTGTTCTAGCATTTACAGCTTCGTTAGTTTTACCACCAACTACAAAACCTAATGGATTTGTAACGGTAGTTGCAGCCGACTGTAATGCATCAAAAGGGCCAAATGCTTCAGTTATATTTGCATATGTATCTTGAACTTTTGAATCTTCTAAATATTTATTAACATTGTCATTAACATTTTTAATAATATTTTCATTACTTATAATTTTATTGTTTTTAAATATATCATCGGGATCTAAACCCCCAACAGCTATTGCATTTGCTTCTTCTGGTGTATAACCAGCACCAAGTAAAGCATCAATTTGTTTTTGATCTTCTGATGGGCCAGTAAGTTTTAAAATATCATCAACACTTAAATCTGTGTCTGTAAATAAAGATATACTTCTTTCATCAAGCCCTGCATCTCTAAATGACTGTGCTTGTCTTTGTTTTTGTAAAGCAGTGATTTCAGCGTTGTCTTGAGCTTGTTTATATTGAAATGCTGCAACAGGCCCATAAGTTTCAAATATTTTTCTTACGTCATCTGACATACTAGCTAATATTCTATTTCTTTCTTCTTCAGCTTTTCTTTCATCTGCTTGCTGTTGAAATAATTCTTGTCTTTGTAAAACACCTTGAGCTGGATTAACACCTCTTAAAGTATCACTAAAAGCCAAAAGAAAATTACCAAGTTGTTGGTTTTTAAGTCTTTGGTTTGCTTGTTTTTTATCTTCAACATTTTGACTAAATTGTTGTGTATTAAAAAGATTTTGCATTACTGGTTTGTTATCAAAAGGTTTTCTAAAACCAGCAGCAATAAAGTCATTCATTTGATTGGTGTTAATGCCACCACCCATAGGGTTATAACCACCCTGTAACATTAAATTTAATTTTTCTAATTCAGTCATTTTTATTTGAATATGTTTGTAAAGAATCCGCCTTCACCAAAACCACCGCCCAAAGCCATGCTTCCTAACAATCCAGCAGCACCACCTAAGAAGTCACCAAAACCAGGTCTGTAACTTTGTGTTGTAGATTGTTGATTAGGCAATGCACTAACACCTTGAGCAAGCAAACCAAGTTGTTCTTTAGGAAAGTTAATACTTCTTAAGAACTCGTTGTAACCTGCATCCATAGCTCCTTGTTGTAAGCCTTGTTGTTGTGCACCAATGCTAGACAGTAAACCTAAGTTTCTAAACTGGTCACTGAGTAAACCTTGGTTAATACCAGAACGAAAGTTTCTGTCTGCCATAGCATTAGCAACAGAACTATCAAAACCTTGTTGTCTTAAATTAGCTGCAATATTACCTGCTCTGTCTGCAAAGTTTCTATTTGTTTCTGCTTCTAAGACTGCTGAACGAGATCCACCAAAAGCACCTCTGCCGATAGCTGCATCTTGGTCTGATTGTATTTGTAATTGTCTGCCTCTGTTCAAGTCAGCCATAGCATTATCTATAACTTGTTCTTGGAATGGATTATAAAAAGAGTTTATATCTAATGGTGCTTGGCCCATACCAGCTAATTGACCTCTTGGGTCTAAAGCCATTGATTGACCAAACATATTTCTAGTTGCATCAAAGCCAGCTAGTTGATCTGGATTAAATCCTGCAACCCTTGGCCCTGTGTAGGGTGTAAAAGGTAAAGCTGCAATGCCTTTAGCTCTATTATATAGGTCTGTTTGCATTGCTGCGATTGCTGGATCAGTAGTTGTGGTTGTTGTTGATTTTCCTTTGCTCATAATTCTTTACTTATTAAATATTCGCTTTTCCAGCCTTTGCCTTTTAGCTTTCTAAGCCATCCTTTCCTGCCTCCACCGTAGAGGCGTTTAATTCCTAATTGTTTGGCAAACTGTTCAATAGAAGTGTCAACTATTGATTGTAGTTCTGAATAATCTCCCCCGCAGAACAGTATGTTAAGTGTCTTAATTTGGGGAAAGACAACTATCTCCGTTATTATAGCACTATTTTTGCCAGGCCATAAAGCAAAAATGCCCTTACTAATTTGTTCTTCTACATCCTCGATACTATACATATCTTGGTGTTTGACCGCTTTTTCAATCCAAGGTTTACACCTTTGCCACTCTATCTCCCACGGCTCTAATATTTTAGATTGTTGCTGTGGCTGAGAGAGTTCCGTCATTTGCGACACTAATTTTATATTTTGTTCCATTTGGACTTACTAATACTAATTCTGTTAAATCGCCTCCACCCACTTCTATTCGCTCACCTTTCTTAAAAGACAAACCATCTCGGTATTCTATTTCAGAGACTAAATAATTTTGGTAATCAATATCAAAATTTCCAGATGGTTTTTGTAAAGACCTTCTAGCCATTATCTTTTACCTCTCTTTTTGACATCTAATCGTATATTACCAACTTGGAATGGTTGTGAACCATCACCTGTAACTTTCATTTGTACTTGTCTAGCTGTGAACCTAGCATCAGTATATCCATCCGCATCAAAATTAAAATTACCAAAGTTTGTTTCTGCACCTAATGGGTTAAACCTGCCTCTAAAACTAATAGTAACACCTGGTAAAGTATTAGCATCTTCATCTGGAAGAATTTGATTGCATTGTACTAAATTACTGCCTTGAGCAATTTCCATTGGTGCTGTTTCACAAAAGGGTACTTGAATACCAACATTCTCAGAGTTGTTTAAAGCAACATCGCTTTCATGTTCAAAAACATTACCAAGACTATCGCAAGCAATCGGTAAATTAAACACACCCTGATCTATCCAACAGGATCTATCCATAGAACCAATAGACCAAACATTATCAATGTAATTCCAAATAACATATTTATTTGGCACAAGACTTACGCCTGTTGGAAAGAAAAACCACATTTCATTGTAATTAGAATTGTGTCCACCACAGGAAGTAGGTCTATAAGTGTAATTTATATTGTCATATATAAAATCATGCACATCTGATTTAATTTCTTTTATTGCACCGTTGTATATAAAAAATGAGTTTTCACCCATCCAAGCTAGGAAAGAACCAGCAGAAATAATTGTTCTAGGGCTGATAGCTTTACAGTTTGTGCCAGCATCTTGAATACCATAAATAAAAGGAGAGCCAGTATAATACATTCTAGCTATACCAGTATCGGTATAAATAATAATGTCTGTTTGATATTTAATGCCAGCAACAATTCTACCGCCTGTTGGTACTTGTAAATCACCTGCTGTGTTAGTGGCTGAAGCTGTCCAAGTGTTTAGTGTTTCTCTTGATGACCAAGCAATCTTTCTAGGATCGCCACCTGCTCCTAGGGCCACAACATGCCTTTCATTTGTGACCAAAACACCCTCACAGTTTGTTGGTGCACCTGTAACAACACTAGCTATCGTTGCTGGGGTATTAGGATTCCACTCGTATATTTTGCCATCAGAAGGCGAACAGAATAAAAGTATTTCACCAAAGTTATCAAAAGAAAAAGTTGTGGTGTCAAAAGATAAGCCTGACTGTGAACGAGCATCACCAAAATCTTCTACACCAAAATGGTGAGCACCAAAACCAAGTGGTGATAAAGTATCATCACCAACAAAACCTGTTGGTGTAATGTCATACCAAAGTTCTTCATAATAAATTAAAACACCGTTTCTTGTACCAACAGCTAAAACTTCTTTACCATCGTTATCGTAGTAAGCATACATGCCTGTTGGTGTTGCTGTTAGAACTACTTCTGAAGCACTTGATGTTCTTGTTAGTGTGGCAGCAATGCTTTCCACATTTGTTTGAAAAGTGTTGATAGTAAAAGTTGTTGTGCTTGGTACTGAAGCAATCGTATAAGTTTGATTTATTTGACTAGCTGGCATACCGCCTGTTGCAGCAAAACCATGTAAATTAATCTTTTCACCTACTATTGCTCCATGTGCGGTAGTGGTGGTAATGGTAATAATAAAACTGCTAGCAGTGGTACTAACTGTACCACTAAATATTCTACCTACTGGATTTGGTCTGAGTTTGTTCCACCCCTTGATTGGAGTGAGATAGCCGTTTTCAAAACGAACTAAATCCCCATCTACCCAACGACCTTTAGTTGCATACTCAGTACCGTTCTTAACGATACCTGCTGGTGGTGTAACGGGGATTAACGCCATTCACTTAACTTCCGATATGGCCTGTTACGACTTTTGGATCTATTAAGTCAGCAATTTGTTCTGCTAAACTATCTTTTAGGTTTTGAATTTCTTCTTCACCCATAACTGCTTCAACCCAACCAGTAACAATTTCATTGGTTAAGTCTGCGTAAGGGATAAAGTTTTCAATATCATCTATATTTAAAGATTGTGTACCATATACGTTTGCTGCATAAAAATTATCTTCACTGTCTTTTTCATCGCTAACAGCATTGATTCTCCAATGCACATTGAATACCACTTGTGAGTGGTCATCGTGTTCGGGATAGTAGTCAACTGTCTGACAATCCCAGTTATATTCTATAGCCATTTTAGTTTACTCCTTTTAGTTGGTCTATTTCACTTTCTAGTGACTCGATTTTTGTTATTGCTTCTTGTAGTGCTGCGGTAATTAAAGGCACAAGTTTAGATTGGTCAATGCCTTGCATTTCTTCACCGTCTTTTTCACCTGATATTGCTTCTGGCACTATGTCTTGTACTTCGTGTGCTATAAAACCATCTACTTTGTTTCCTTTTGGATTAGAAATCCAATTAAATCTATAAGTTTTTAATTGTTTTATTTTATCAATACCATTAGTTAAATTTTCTATATTGTTTTTAAGCCTGTAATCAGAAGATGTATTGTAACTACATGAGTTTGATCCAGCATCAATATCAATATGACCGCAAGTTTGACCCTGACCATCTTTAAAATGAAATAAAGTATTTACACCACTTGTGTAATTACCAGTAAATTGATGTCCATTTGTATCAGTGGTTATGCTATTTAAAGTTCCTATACTTGAAATAGCTAAATCTATGCCAGAACCACCAGTCTTAAAGTTAATTGGCCCAGTGCTAGTAAAAGTAAAAGCATTATCATCATGGGTGTAAGCAATTTCACCAGCATTATCATCTTGAGGATCGCCAAACTTAACATAACCACCAGCATCATTAGCTGTTAGGATTGATAAACCTGCATCACTTGTATTTTCTATAACTAATTCGTCAGCATTAGAACTTACACTAGCTCCTGTATCAGCTATTTTAAGATGAAGCCCAACCCCCAAATCTTTGTTTGCCAAACCAGAAGAAGCAAAATAATTATCAACTGCTGTAGTTGCATCAGCAAATTGTAATAAACCTTCAGAACCAGATAAACTTGATAGTTTTAAGAATTGCCCTGCTGTACCTTGAGCAGCAGGCAAAACTAATGAGTAATTATTATTCCCACTCATTTCGTTTGGTGCTTTTAGTGCTGCATAGTTGTCAGCACCACCAATAGCTTCAAAAAATCTAAGTTCGTTTTGAGATCCTGTTAATTGCACTACGCCTGTGGCTGTTAATGTACCACCAACTTTTAAAGTTTTGCCAGAGCCAACTTGTAGGCCCACAGATGTTCCTGTACCAGCACCATTAAAAATACCATCCAGGGTATCTGTATTTGTATTAAGATAGCCACCCCACTGGTTAGTATCACCACCGACTGTTGGTTTAGCTAGGTTTAAATTAGTTGTATATGATGGCATATTTATTTC